CGACCACAACGCGAAGTAGGCTTCGGCGGCACGATTCCATTCTGGTTGGGGCGATTGCGCCTGGACGCGGATACCATCGCCGGTCGAGTAGATCGCCATGTTGGCGACCAGTTCGCGCATGAAGCCGCTGTTCTTGTGGAGGTAGCGCGACTTGCGAACCAGCTCACTGCGGACACTCGGCGTGAGTTCGTTGCGGGCATCGGTGGGCGATGCTCCCGGCACACTGCCACGGCGGGGCGACCAGTTGGCTGCCTCGAACGGAGACCCCCATGCCTTCGGAACAAGAACGGGGGGCAGCCAGCGAATCGCAATGTGTTTGAGGCTGGTCATTTCGGGAGATGGCCGGAGATGAAGGAAGCTGCGGCGATGCGCGGCTTGCCATAGGTGACCGGGTCAAGGACGCGGAGCGCATGGCTGCACTCTTCAAGCACCTGATCCACCGGCATCGTGAACTGCTTGGAAACCGACGTTTCCGCGTCGTTCCAGTTCATGATGGTCTTGCCTTCGAGGAGCAAATCCTTCGCCCGCTGCTGGATGGCCAGCACCTCTGAAATCGTGAAGCCGGTGATGAAGAGTCCGCGTGCCATGCACGGCGACGGGTGTCAACAAGCCAAGCACCCCTTGCACTGAAAACTCAATGCGCCTATTTGCGGTGATTCTCGAATCCGCTCGACTCGGCGTAAGGCGTGGTCAGGATTTCTTGAGTGAAATTCATCCCAGATCTTCCATTCTCAGAAAAAGACCGTCCAAATTTGGACTTGTTGGAGAAACTCTTCCGTGACTGGCATGGTTGTTTCACCGACAACGAAGCAAAGCTGGAAAAGCATGATGCTGAAGGAATGGTTTTCGACGGATTTTACCCGAATTACTTTGAGCAAAAACCAAGGATCCTTTTTATTGGAAGGGAATCTAGGTATATCTCGGGGTGCAACTATATGGAGGTGCTCTACGATGCGTATCGCAACACCAAATACATAGGCGATCAACACATCAATGCCAATTGGTTTCACAAAAGGATGATTTACATCGCATTCGGCCTCATCAACGGGATGCCAAACTGGCAGGAAATTCCGAACGCCGACGACATAGGTGACACGTTCGGGGAAGACGCCGGCATCAGCTTCGCATTCATGAATATTTCAAAACTTAGCAATGAGAGTGAGAAATTTCAGTCCGACTTTGAAGTAATAAAAATAGCTCACGAAATTTCCACCCAAAAACGAAATTTTATCCGTGAAGAGATTGGCATCCTTGACCCTGAAGTCATCGTAACCATGGGTCTCGGTGAAATGCTTGAATCACTAGGCACATTGACCCCAATTCATAAGTCGGAGTATGCGAATTCCTACTGGCTCGACACCGGAATTCGCCGATCCCTATTGGTGGACACCTATCATTTTTCCTACGGTAAAATTTGCGACATCAAAGGATTGTACGAACCGATTTGTGAAGCGGTTCGACTCAGTAGCGCGTCAGACGTGCTAACCCACTAGAGAATCCATGTGCCAGCCGCAACTTGCTGACGTGCTTGAGCCAGCGTGTAGCCAGTCTTGATCTGGATGTGCGGGATGTCGGGAAAGCTGGTCCACCGACCACCCCATTCAAGGCCGAGTGATTCGGCAATCTCACCGCACTTTTTCATCAGCGGACTGTCCCACAATGGTTCGCCCTTGGCATCGAACACAACGAAGTCCCACGCTACACCGAAGTTGTGCCAAGAGTAGCCCGGGCGGGCATTGGTGACTCTTTGTCCCGGTGCCGTGCGGCCTTTGGCATAGAGCGCGGCCTGCTTCTGATAGGTCCGGGTGCCGGTGATGATCTTTACATTGATACCCGCCTCCAGACACTTGAGCAGCCACTCGCGGGCTTTGATCTGTGCCTCTGGCTTGAGAGTGGCAATGTTGCCTGCGGATCGAGGATCAATGGTGGCACTGGATGGATTGGACGCTGGTGAAGCGGCATCAATTCCAAGTCTGACTGCCACGGCCTGAGCGGTCTGATTGCCCGGAACGCCATCGGCTGTGATTCCGAGGAATTCCTGGATTCTTGTCCAAAGCATCGCGCTCATGGTCCGTGGCTCCAAGCTTACTTGGCGGTGCGGGGTTCAACCACGATCTCGACGCGGCCGTCCGGATTGACTCGGATCAGCCCGTCCTTGCTGATGAATTCACCCGTCAAGCCTGGGGGCGTGGCGCAGGAGGTCAGGAACGGCAGGGTCATCACCGCCATGGCAAAGCAGAACAGGCCGATCTTGAACGACTTGTTGGGCTTGCCGTCGTCGAAGAGGTCGCCGAGCACGACGACGAGTTCTTTCACGGCGAGCGCGGCGGGTCCGGCGGCGAGCAGGTATTTCGCCATGCCTGGATCAAGCAGACTGGCAACACCGGTAAGATCGAGCGCGGCCAGCGTGGAGAGGCCCGAACCAAGGAACGTGAGGAAGCGAAGGATGGTGACGGTTTTCATGACTCCCCGTCCGGAGTGTCAACCGGGGTGGATGCGATGGACTCGCGACCGACGATCTTGAGCATGGTCGCAGCAGTCGCCTGCATCGCCTCGCAGTCCAGGTAGTGGTTCGGTCGGGAGCCGATCTGCTTCCACATCCACTGGCCCTTTTCCTTGATGCGCTGCTCGCTCTCCATCTGGGCAAGGTAGTCGTCGTCGATGTCGTCCGGCACTTCCCACGTTGGCCCTTGGGACGCATCCTGATTGCGACGCAGGCGGGCGAGCGTGTCCTTGATGTTGAGGTTGCTCCAATAGTGGACGTGGCAGGACTGCCGGTGCGAAAGCACGACTTTTCTCCGGGGTGAGTAGAACCGCTGGACGGTCTTACGGTCGCGCCCCTTGTGGGCATAGACCGGGCGGCGGTCGCCGATAAGAGCCACCCAGCCGCGCTTGGCACACTCGCGATAGACGTCATAGGTCGCATAGCCGGCGTCGAGGAATACAAGGCTTGGGTGAATCTCGAAGCGTTCCTGCAGCACGTCGATGTCGGTGAAGGTCAGGATGCGTTCGTTCCATACCAGGCGGCTTGATCCTTCCGCAGACCACGAGCGAACCACGGCGAAGAGGTGATCCATCTGGCAGTCCACCGTGATGAACCGCAGCGGAATCAGTCCGGTGCGCTCGGGCAGCGGAGCGGAAATCACACGTCCACTGTTCGGATCAATTGCCCCTTCCTCTTCCCACGTCTCACCGCGCTTGTAGCCGGATTTGACGATCTCCAGCTTGTAGTCCTCGACGTATTCCCGCCACGGCAGGCCGAGGCGCTTCTGATAGAACTGTTGCAGCAACGAAACGTCACCCTTCCGCGCCGCCGCCTTCGCCCGCAGATAGAGTTCGGCAAGCTGTCCCCAGCTCATCGCGCACAGGGCGTTCCAGTGGAAGCCGACGTTTTCCTTCGATGCTTTCGGGTTCTTGGCGACGAATGCCCCGGTGGCGTTGAGTTCGCGGCGGGTGCGCTCGCCATCGTTGAAGTAATGGTTGCACGATTCGCAGCGCATCGCGGTGGTGCGGCGAACCTCATCGAAATCCCACTCGCCCGCTTCATCGCGGGCAGACTTGCTCCATTCGACGCACTCCCACTTGAAAGGTTGGCGGTGATGGCACTCCGGACAGGCGAATGTCCACTCGCGCTGGTCGGTCATCTCGAACTTGCGGTGGGTATCGTCGTCTTCTTCGCCGCCCTGGCTCATGAAGATGCACTTGCCCAGCCATCCGAATGCGGTGACGCGTGCCTCGGCTTCCGCCATGTGCCCCTGCGGCCAGCGCCAGGTTTCGTCACCGATCAACCAGCGGATCGAACGGCGTTGCAGGTTGGTCTTGTTGTGCGCCCCGAGAATCCAGAGCGTCATCCCGTTGTTGAACTGAATCGCGTTGTTCTTGCGCTTGTGTCGGTGGATGCCGGTGGGCATGAGCCGTGCGACCGGCTGGCACTGGTCGAAGAGTTTCTGCAGGCGCGACTCGGAATAATCTCGGGCGTCCTCGTCCGTCTGGTCGAGCCAGAGCGCGGGTCCCGGCAGGTTGGAGATGATGTAGCAAAGCGTCAGCTCGGGCGCGGTGGTCTTGGACGATTGAACCGACGCGATGATGGACACGAGTCGGATGCGCGGATCGACCAACGATTCCATGACCTCCCGGATCCACGGCGAGTTCTCCGAACGGAAGCGTCCCGGGTTGGGTGAATACGGGATGGCCTCGATGTGATTCTCGCACCACGCCCAAGCCGGTCGCCGGTCGGGTGGTTGCCACGCTTCGCGCCAGATTTCCTTGAGGGCGTTCATGATTCGTGGAGGCAGAGCAGGACTTCATCAATCGCCTTGCGGCATTCCCGCTGGATACCGGTTGCGTCGAGCCCTGAGAGCACGGGTGGAAGCTCGTTCTCGAATTTCGCTCGCAGGATGGACGTCGCCTGGGCGACCAGGCCGATCCATTCCTCGCGAACCTTGGTGAGCGGAACATATTCGCCCTTCTTCACCGCGATGCGCAGCTCTCGTTCCTCAACCTCTGCCAGAAGCTTGCGAGCCTTGAGCGCCTCCTCGTTTCCGACCGGCACGCGGCCGGCATTCAAGCCCCGCATCCGAACGAATTCGCGCCAGTCGGCCACCGGCCAGAGTCCGTTGGAAAGCGCCTTGGGTGCCCCGTCCAGTTTCTGCCATGTCGAAAGCGTGCGGCGGGAAACCCCGAGCACGGTGGCCAGTTCGACGAGCGTCTTGGTGTAGGCGAGCGTTTCGATGCTACCCGCCGCCCGTGACTCAATGCGGGTGCGTTCCGCCACCGTCAGCGGTTTGCCCGCCGCGACCTTTTTCACGATGTTCTGGAAATCGGCGTCGAGGATCTTCTCGGCGATGTCCGGGGCGAGAGTTGGCCGCGCTTCGTCGTGAGATCGTGGATTGCTCATGGTTTGACAGCCACCCACCCGGCGAAGTTCAGGTGCCGCCAGAAGCAATCGACTGACGTGAAACCTTCCTGATGGAGCAGCTCCTCGTTCCAGCGGGCGGTGACTGGCACCAGCACGCCTTCGAGCGACATCCGCTTGCGGTCGATCTGACTGTCCGAATAGCCGTTCTCCCGCTTGATTTGCAGGAAGAGATCCACAAACGCCTCATCGAGCTTGGAGGTGGCACCGAGAACCTTTTCCACCAGGATGAAGGCACCGCCCGGAGCCAGCGACTCGAACACGCGGCGAACGATCTTCTGGCGGTATTCGATGGGGGTGAATTGCAGGGTGAGCACCGAGAGCACGAGGCTGGATGTCACACCGGGGAACTCGTGGCGCAGGTCGGCAGACTGGATGCTGACGCGGTCGCCGTGCGGGTGGTAGGTGAAGTTCTGGCGTGCCGCCTGGATCATCGGCTCGCTGATTTCCAAGCCGATGTAGTCGTTGGCCGCCCCGAAGTTGGCGACGAAGGGCAGGAGCGCCTGGCCGCGGGAGCATCCCATGTCGATGATGGCGGTGTCCGGTTGCACGAAGCGCCGACCCACCTCGAAGGTCACCATCCGCATCGCGTTGTATTGCGGGATGCTCCGCTGGAGCATGTCGTCGAACACGGCGGTCACTTCCTGATCGAACTGCCAGGCACCGCGTGGAATCACCTCGTCACGTTGGGCTTCACTCATGCCCGCGTGACGGATGTCAACGAGGCAGGCGTTTGACGATCCGCGTGCCCTCGGTCAGGCAGGTGCCTTCCTCCGCCACCCAGAAGCACGGGATGGAAAACTTCGCATACATTTCCCGACTGCGCGGGTTGCTCTCGATGGCGATGTATCGGGCGTCCTCGCCGTGGGTCGGGAACACGTCTTTTTTCAGCAGATGCTCTTTGATCGCCGGTGGATTCCACCAGCCTTTCGGAGCGAAGCACGCGTCCTGCGGTCGCCAGCCGGTTTGCTCCTCGATGCGGTCGAGCGTCTTGATCGTCCAGGTTTCCGGGCGGGCGGTGATGAGCACGACCGTATGCGGTCTGACGAGTTCCACCAACCACTGGCGATATTGCTCATTGGCCAATCGTTTCTCCATGCGCTCGGGCGTGGTGCCGCGTGCCGGATTGTTGGCCACCAGCGTGTAGTTGAGATCTAGCAGGATGATCATAGGGTAATCTGAAGACGTTGAGAGAAAGAGTCCATGGCGCATTGCACGAGATCCATGCGCGTGCCGTCCGGATAGGGCAGGTTGAATTCAAATTCGATGGCCGCACGGAGGCGGGCGGGATCAACCGGACGTGCCGCCGCGCAGGCCGCGTTGATGTTGTTGGAAAAGTCATCCACCTTCACCGAGCGGAAGAACGTGCCGAAGAGATCCTTGAATTCCGCGACGGTGTGATACTTCTGAACCTTCGGTTTGTCTTGGAAGTCGCCGATGCGGATGCCCGGTTCGTAGTCGAGGCGGAACGCGATGTTGCCCGCGTTACTCTCGTTCATGAACGCCTTGCCATTGACCTGCCGCCACCCGGATTCGCCTGCGGACGATGCGCAGGCATAGACCTTGGTATATGGCCGGCAGAGGGCGGAGCAGAGGCAGGCGATGTGTTCGCGATCCTCACGGAATGGCACGGAGTTCAGCACGCTCGCGATGAAGATGCTCGTCCACTCCTTGCCCACCGCCACTTCGGCTAGAAAGGCGCGTGCCAGTTCCACGCTCTCAGCCTTGTTGATACCCCCTGGTCCGAGGCGGTAGGGCTCAAAAGGAGTGCAGTCGATACCGACCTGCCGCAGGAGGAAGGTTTCGGTCAGGTGGCCGGCACCGAAGTCGAGGATGGTCGTGCCATGCTCCTTGATCCAGCGGGCGCGGTCGGATGCCTTG